GGAGCTACCTTAGACAGATGGTCTACGCTAAACCCGATTGGACTTGGGTGGGAGTTAGTTCCTTACTCCTTTATTGTTGACTGGTTTTTCGACGTCGGGTCGTTTCTAAGAAACGCAGAGACTGCGCTCTTATACTCGGCTCGGTTTGTATCGGGCTACGTTTCGGAATTGTACGCGTGGGATGGCCAAGAGACTGCACCCTATAAAACATATAGGACCGGTGTCTGGGACAACTACAACGACCATTTCTATAACGAAGCCAGAGCTTCCATTCGCTATCGGAAGTTCAAACGATCCAAACTTTTGACGTATCCGTTTCCTCGTGCACCTTCTTTTAGGTGCGACCTCGGGTCTCAGCAGTTGCTGAGCCTTGCAGCGATCCTACGGCAATTGCTGTAGGATAACCAAACGCCCGGTGACGGGTGTTCAAGTGAGGTAACTCATGGCAGCCAGCAACATTGTTCTTGCTGACGCACTGGCAACCCCAGTGAATCACACGTTTGTGCCCCTTGGTCCGGACCGCGAAGGCGTATTCTGGTTTGAGGATCAATCCCAAGCGTCGCCTATCGGCTACTGGCGTATCAGCTACTCGCTGAAACGCCCTGCCGTTGGTGCCGCCGGTGCGTCCTCGGCTCAGCGTACGTATCGCGCTACTATCGGCTTGCACGAGCCTGTGCTGGAAAACGTGACTAACAACACGGTTTCCGGCATTTCGCCCGCGCCGACGGTGTCCTATATTCCGCGTGCTTTTACGGAATACGTGATGCCGGAACGGAGTTCTTTGCAGAACCGCAAGGATCTGCGTAAGATGAACTACAACCTCCACAATGAAGCGCAATTCATCGCGCTTGTGGAGGGGCTAGTTACTCCGTACTAGTAGGGAGGTCTGATGAGTCTCTCGCCAAACAGTGATGTTATGGAGACCGTTGTTCGGTCTCTGTGCGAAAGAATCGACAGTCCTAGGGCCTTATCGGTTTGGTTGTGCTTTAAGTACAGCCAGGAAGATCTTGTTGATCTTCCGCTTCCCGATACTGCAGGCCGCGACACTGCGGGTTTTGCTCTTGATTACTTCATAACCGAGTACCTTTCTAAGTACAAGGGGTTGAAGCTTAAGAGTAATCCCGCAGCCGTTGCACTAGGTAAGTGGAAACTTACCGAGAGTAAGTGCTTGGAAACTAATTTGCGTTTCCGGGAACTACAGTTACGACCTTTTACAGGTCGCGTTGAAGCTGCTCTTTTCAGAGCGCAACGTAAAATAGCTGCTGTCCTTGGAACGCTTAGGTTGCCCATAGCGCTTGCTGACTGCAGGTGGGGTCCCGGTGCCACCTTCGACCTTGGTCGTGAGGTGGCTACGCCGGATAACAAAATTTCCCAGGCAATTTCGGTTACAGCTTCCGCTCTGCCGTTCCTGAAGGCAGTTGTTGAGGCGGATCCTCATTGGGCGTATTGCTTTCTCGGAATGTTCCCCGAGGGCGCTTTTACGCTCTTACCCCACGCATTTAAGATTGTGCGCGGATCGAGGTTCCTAACTGTACCGAAGAGCGCTAAAACCGACAGATGCATTGCGGCTGAGCCCACTGGAAATGGTTTTCTCCAGCAAGGTGTTCATTCGTATATGCGTCGCCGGTTGAAGCGCTTTGGTATCGATCTGGACGATCAGTCCATTAACCAGCAGAAAGCGCAGGATGCGTTTTTCTGTGAGTTATCGACACTCGATTTGAGTGCCGCGTCCGATACCATTGCTCGCGAGCTTGTCTACCACTTGCTGCCTCTCGATTGGGCGCTTTTCCTTGATTCTCTCCGATCGCCTGAAACATTGGTGAAAGGGGAGTGGATTCGAACTGAAAAGTTCGCATCTATGGGAAATGCGTTCTGTTTCGAGCTTGAAACGCTTATCTTCTGGGCTCTCGCGAGCTCAGTCGATACTGTTTCAGGTAGCGTAGATGGCGTTACCGTCTATGGAGACGACATTATTGTTGAGAGGAAGAACTTTGAGTCGACAGTTGAAATACTGGAGACTTGCGGTTTTACAATCAACAAGAAGAAGTCTTTTAAAGACGGAAACTTCTTTGAAAGCTGTGGGAAACATTTCCATTGCGGCCGAGAGGTTACGCCTATCTACCAGAAGGAAGTCGTGAGACATCCTTCTGAACTTATACGCTGCCACAACCGGATTTTCCGGCTGGCAGTCCGGCTCGCGCTTGACGGTGACGAATTTGTCACTTTTAAGGGCGCGCTCAAAGCGTGTACATCTTCATACCCGCTGAGGCCGTTCCCGCGCATACCGAGAGGTGTGCAGGAGGACGGCGGATTCTTGCGACCCCTTAGCGATTTTTCGCTAGACAAGAATCATGGCTTTAGGTGCCATGTTCTTGACTACAAGCCAGGGTATATTCTGGCTCGTGAGGACGCAATGTTGGCGTATAAGCTTCGCCGACCCGTTAACCAGAACCCGGATAAAAACGGGTATTGTGTTAACGTGGCGAAGGGTAGCTGGCGCACGAAAGTGCGCTGGGTGAGTGAGTGTCTTGTGCTTGAGGGGTTAATTTCTCCTTAAAGTGTAAGACGCCTGTCTGAGCCCTAAAGCTCAGTTTGGAGGGCCTAAGGCCTGCAAAGTGGTGAGAGC